CAACGGGTGTTACTACTACGGGTGGTACTGGAACGGGTTTAACTTTAGACATAACAGACACGGGTGGACTTGTAACGGATGCAACTATTGACACAGCTGGAACGGGTTACAAAGTAGGAGACGTGATTGTAATTGACGGTGGTAATGACGATGCTGAAATTACGGTGGATGCGATTTACACTATTCCAACAGACTACAATAATTTGTTAGTCAACTATATAAAACAAATGCTGATTCATTGGGCTATGGTAGAATATTTGCCATTTGCAGCTTATACAATCGCAAATAAAGGGGTGTACAAACACAATTCAGAAAACGCAACTAACGTAGAAAAAAACGAAATAGACTTTTTAATTGAGAAAGAGCGAAGTATTGCACAGCATTATACTGAAAGATTTATTGAACATATAAGTTTTAATAACGATAAATTTCCTGAGTACAATTCTAACAGTAATGGAGATATGTACCCCGACACAAATAATAATTATCAAGGCTGGTATTTATGAAGAAATATAAACCGAAACAAGAGAACATAAAAAAATTAATAACGTATTTAAACAAGCAAAATGGCGAACGTAAAGATAAGTCAATTAACAGCGAAAGGAAGTAATTTAGTAGCTTCTGATAGGCTTGCGATTGCACAAGACGATGGCGGTGGTGTATTTTCAAGTAAGTACGTTTTAGGCAGTCAAATTCATAATAGGGGCTTTAATAATCAAACTAACGATTACACACTTGTTTTAACAGATGCGTATAAGATTGTAGAAATGGATAAAAGCACAGCAGTAACTTTGAGTGTTCCAAGAAATGTTAATGTACCATTTCCAATAGGAACAGAAATAAAAATAGCGCAATTAGGAACAGGTCAAGTAACAATAAGTCCTTTAAGTACGGTTACAATAAGAAGTAACGGTGGTAAAAATAAAACTACTGCTCAATATTCAATAGCTACATTGGTAAAAAGGGATGTTAATGAGTGGTATTTATATGACGATATAACAACGTAATTATGGCAAATGAAAATGGCTGGGGCGATGGCTCTGTAAATAATTCGATAGGTTGGGGCAAAGGCGCTATTAATAATTCAATAGGCTGGGGTTCTTCGCAGCTTACTTCATGGAGTGGCGCTACTGATATAGACGGTGGTAATGCTCCTACAAATACGGTTGCACCAGCATTAAGCGGAACGGCACAAGAAGGTCAAACGTTGACGTGTTCAACAGGTACTTGGACTGGTTCGCCTACTTATACTTACCAATGGAAACGCAACGGAAACAATATAACAAGCGCGACAAATTCAACTTATACACTTGTAACAGCTGATGTAGGACAGTCAATAAAATGTACTGTAACTGCTACTAATGTTTTAGGTAGTGCAAATGCTGATTCAAATACGGTTATTCCTATTGCAGCATTCACAGGATTACTTGATACTTATTCGGGTGCTGAAGCGGCTTATTCATTACGCAAGCTACGCTCTGCATACACAGGCAATGCAATAAGAGTAAGAAGGTCAAGTGATAATACAGAACAAAATATAGGTTTTGTTAATAATGTTTTAGATACTTCAAGTCTTTTAACTTTTGTAGGAGCTGGTAATGGTTTTATAACAACTTGGTATGATCAAAGCGGTAACGCAAATAATGCTACTCAGACAACAGCAGCCAATCAACCTCAAATAGTTTCAACCGGTGCGATGATTACTACAAATGGTAAAAATTCCATAAGTTTTGATGGAACAAATGATTCATTAAATTTAACGTCAATAATAAATGTAGCTGCTTCAAATTATAATTCATTTGTTGGTAAGAGAGATGCAAGTGGCAGAAGATTGATGGGTTTAACAGGAGGTCAAGGCGGAGCGGTATATTTGTGGGCTTTATGGATTGATAATAATTATTATTTACAAGCAAAAGCAACACATTATCAAGGTAGTAACGCGACTGATACAACAACAAATCAATTATTATTGACTGGTTTAAATAATGCAGGAACGATGTCTATTTTTAAAAATGGAAATACAATTACATCCGCGCAAAATGCCATTACTATTGGAATGACAATAAGCACAATAGGGATATATTCTGGCCCAGCTTATGCATTTTGTAATTTACAAGAAATTGTTTTTTATAATTCTAATCAATCCACAAATAGAACAGGAATTGAAACAAATATTAATTCATTTTATTCAGTTTACTAATGGAAGTAACAGGCTATAAATACACGAACGAACAAGATGCTATTAATGCAAGAGAGCAAGTAGATACTTACTATGGCATTCCAGTATCTCCTGATGATGTTACACAAAATTGGGTTGACTACAATACAGCTGAATTGGATAATCCAATATTCTATTATATTACTTTTGATGAGAGTTTAGAAGTAGTTTTAGGAGAACCTGAAACTTTTGAAGTAACAACACCACCATTTCCACCAATTGAAAACTAATTAAAATGATACCTATAACACAATTTATTGACGTAATTAAAAAGCATGGAGCATTAGGAGTTCTGGCATTATGGCTAACGTACACACATTTTGAAGTGCAAGATGTTAAAGACAGACTTTACAATTGCTTAGAAAAAAACGAAGTTTACAACAGGCAGCCTATTGAGGAAAAGCAGCCACCGTTACCAAGTGAAAAAAACGATACTGTTGCGGTACTTGAAAGTAAAAAGCGTATCTTAGCGAAAAAATAATTTATGACAAACGTAAAGAATTACACGGATAAACAACTTTTAGACAAAGCAAAGAGTTTACCTACGTTTAAAAGTATTCCAGCTGGTATATGGCTTTTATTTGTACGTTCAAACGAAGATGCAAATAATGTTTTTGACGATAAAGTTTATATTTGGAAAGGGGAAGTTTTTCAGTTCGTTACTTCATGTACAACAAATAAAGGAAACAAAGGAACGGCTGTAATGGAATTTGATCGTTGGAATTACGATTCACACGCTTACGGACTTCATAAAGGCAAAATGGAAGCACTTAGGCAAGTAAAAGGTGTTCCATACCGTAGAGACTTTACAAACGATCTTAAAACGAATCCAACTACTGAAATAAAAACGGATAATATTTTCATGAATATTCATGGAGCAACATACAATAAAGGCAGTCAACAAGTAGCTACGCAAATTGGTGGATGGTCTGAAGGGTGTTTGGTATTAAATAATAATGCTGATTACGAAAGAATGGTAAAACTTGCAAAAGATTACCCAAGTGTTTCAACTTGTTTATTAAACGAATTTTAAGATGGCAAAGAAAAAGATAAAAATAGATACTGAAGGAATAGACGTTAACTTAGAAAAAGACGGTACTAATATTAAGCTGGATATAGATACGAAGAACGTAGATATTCACGTATTAAAAGACGAAGTAAATAAGGAATTTAAGTTAGACGGTAAAAACATTGATATAGATATTAAAAAAACGCCCGACGGTGTCGAGGTGAAAGTCGATGCCCAAGGCGCGTTATGGAAACTTATTGCTAAAAGAGTAGTTAAGTTTATTTTAAGACGTTTCAAAGTAGGAAAATAATAAAATCTTTCTGTTTGTTTTGTGTGATGAAACCCTTGATTATTCAGGGGTTTTGTTTTTTTATGTAATTTTTTTTTAATAAAATGTATTGTTATATGAATAATTTATATTAATTTTGTAGAAACATTAAAACAAACACTATGAAAAAACGAACAGGAATTTTAATTAACTCGATAATTATTTTGTTGGGTTATAACTATGAAAATTATTTGCTTTTAGGAATAGGAGCAATTTGTTTAACTTTAGTATTAATTTCTAAAACTAAAAGACATGAACTCAAAAATTAAAAACGTGGTTAATACGTATTTTCCGCACAGGCCTAACGTAACATATTTAAAGCGCAAGTGGATGAATAAAATTTGTCCTGAAGATAAGGGTGGGAGCTTCAACGAAAAGCTGTACAATGATTATTTAGATGCAATAATAAACTACACAAAATGAACTGGGGAAACAAGCAAAAAAGAACAAAGCGCGTAACACTATCTTTCGAGTGGAGTGATAAAAGCGATTTAAGGGTAATTTTAGACGATTTAAGAGCATTAATCGTTTCGGGAGTAGAATCATACCACGACCAAAAAAAAAGCATTGAGATAGCAGATAAGTGGCACGAAGTAGAATTTAAACAAGAATACGTAGATAAGATTCACGAAAGTACGGAATCTGATATTAACGGAGAATTAAAGTTAGTAATTAAAAGTAATTTTTAAAATATGAAACAGACAGCAGTAGAAAAAATGATTCAATACTTTATTGAGCAAAAAGACAATGGTGCTTCTCATTGGTGTATAAATGATTTGATAGCTCAATTATACCAAGCCAAAGCAATGGAAAAGGAACAGATAATTAATGCTTACACAGCAGATTGTGATACATTAGGTCATACTAATTCATTTAAGGTTGCCGCAGAACAATACTACAACGAAACCTTTAAATCATAATAAAATGGATACAGTAATAATAGCTATAATGAGTATGCTTGTTGGTTTAATGCTTGGATTTATAACCTTTAAATCAGAATAGAATGAAAAACGGAAAAGAACCAATTTATCCAGACCCAATGAGAGGTGCTGAACAAAGTTTTACAAATCAAACACCGCATGATTTACCAATAGGCTTAACCAAAAGAGAATATTTTGCTGTACACATTGCAACAGGATTATCAGTTCAAGCAATTGCAGGTAGACATAATATCCCAACTGAAATGGCTGAAAATGTTCCATATGCTGCTGTTATGATAGCAGATGCTTTACTTGCAGAATTAGATAAAAATAACCTTTAAATCAGAATAGAATGAAAGCATTAACACCAAAACAAAAGAAAAAAGTACAACAGGTTTGTATTGCATTAGACGCATTGATTTACACACAAAAATTTAATTGATATGGCAGAAGAAGCAAAGATGGCGTTACTACTTGCGGTAGTAGGTTTTTTATGTATATTAATAGGAGGTATTTACAATGAAAAGAAGAAGGATTAATTTAACACGTTACCGGCACCAGCGTTTAACGGTGAGAAACAATAGAGTATTTCAATACTGGAAAAGAAAAATATTAAAAAAATGGATAAACCCCGAATTTGATTGATTATGAAAAAAATATTTATAACAGTAGCTATTGGTTTAAGTTTAACCAGCTGCAAAAAAGAATGTAATTGTGGAACTATTACAAACGATCAGATAACTTTAGATGCAAATAACAATCCGTGTTATTCGTTGACGGTTAGGAATTCGTGTTCGGGTAATTCTAAGACTTGGTGTTTTGATTACTCGGTATGGTTTGAAGGAAATGTAGGTGAAAATTTTTGTGTTACGAATGTAGATAGTTGGTAATTAAAAAATAATTTGTATATTTGCCTATCTGAAATGACAACCACATGAACAGAAAGACTTTTTTATTAATCCCTGTACTCGAAATGCCTCGTGGTTGTGGCTATTGGTACGGGGATTATTTTATAAATAACAACCATGATAAATCAACACGGATGGATAAAACTCCATAGGCAAATTCTCGAATGGGAATGGTATTCAGATAATAACTGTTTTAGGTTATTTCTTCATTTGCTTTTAAAGGCTAATCACAAAGAAAAAAGATTTAAAGGTATTGAATTAAAAGTAGGGTCTATTGTTACGAGCCGCGACTTACTTGCACGCGAAACTGGTTTAAGTTCACAACAAATTAGAACAGCGTTAAACAAGCTAATTTCAACCAACGAAATAACCAGCGAAACAAGTTCGCAAGGCACTATATTGCAAATAGTTAGCTATGAAAAATATCAAGTAGCAACCAACGAAATAACAAACGAGCAACCAACGAGTAACCAACAATCAACCACTAACAATAATGTAAAGAAAGAAAAGAAGTTTATAATACCAACTTTTAATGATGTTTTGGAATATTGTATGCAGAATAATTTAGACGTTGACGGAGTAAAATTTATTAACTTTTACGAATCAAAAGGATGGATGGTTGGTAAAAACAAAATGAAAGATTGGAAAGCTGCTATTCGAACTTGGGTAAAACCTAAACAACAAGTTGAAATTTCACCTGAAGAACTTAAAGCAATTAAACTTGGATTTTTAAAACCTAAACAATGATAACACAAGAAGGCGATTGCTTACAATATTTGTTAGATTACAAAGACGGCAAAATAAAAGACGGATTAAAAATCGATTGTGATTTAGATGAATACATTAGATTTAAACCTAATCAGCTAAACATTATTTTAGGACACGACAACGTAGGTAAGACCTACTGGATAAATTGGTATTTCTTAACACTTGCGCTTAAACACGATTTAAAGTTTTGCATTTGGAGTGGTGAAAATAAAAAAGCTACAATACTTCGTGACTTACTTCAAATGTATTATGGCATAAAATTTAAAGATTTAACATACCAACAAATAACATCCGGAACTACAATACTTGAACAGCAGTTTAAATTCATAAGCAATAAGAATCTTTACAAGCCAAATGAGTTATTGAAGTTGTTTGAAGAAAGTGAATGTAATGTTGCATTAATTGACCCATTTACCGGGTTAGATAGGCAAATGGATTTTCAAAGCAATTACAATTTCTTAAATTCTTGTCGTGATTTCTGCAATAAGTTTGGAGTGACAATATACATAAACACGCATCCTAATAGCGAAAGTGGTCGAAGTGGTCACATTTATCAAGAAGGTGAATATAAAGGACATTTGAAAGCACCTTTAAAAGACCATATTGAAGGCGGTAAAGCTTTTTCAAATCGTTGTGATGATTTATTTGTTATTCATAGATTAGTAAAACACGAATCAATGAAGTATTGCACTTGGGTAAATGTAGAAAAAGTAAAAGATATGGACACAGGCGGAAAACATACAGCGTTAAATGATCCGATTATGTTTGATTTTAATTCAGGGTTAGGGTTTAAAATTAATGGAGTTGACCCTTTGCAAAATGTAAGACCTAAAAACATAAAATCAAATAGTTTTCCTACTGTAAAGCCTGATATTGTAAACGGAAAAGAATTACTTTCGTTTAGCGAACGAATAAAACAAGGCGCATTTGAAGAATTAAAACCAATTGAAAACGCAAATGGCGAAATGACTATGCCATTTTAAATTAAGAAATATGTTAGAAATGATAAAACGTAAAGCTGGTTTAAACATAGTTTACTGGAAAATAAAATTTAGTTTAGATAACATCAAAGAAAAACACGAACACCGTACCGACCTTATTTCTTCAATGGAAAAAAGCCTAACCGAAGTAGGCGAAGCGGTGCAATATTTAAACCACGTAGATAAAATGCTGATGGCTACGAATAGACGAAACCACGAATTAGAACTTGAAAACATAATGCTAAAACAAGAGAATAAGAGCTTAAAAATAAATGTAGAAAAATTAATTGAAGGATTATGAAAGGATTATATATAATGAAATGTTATTGGGCGTATAGTAGTGCGCCTAAAAAGATATTTCCAGTTTTAAAATATGGAATGACTGGAAATTTAAATACAAGAAAAAAATATTATGATAGAATAGGTAATTATAAATTATTAGCTTTTTTTCCGTGTAATGATATTAAATTTAGAGAATCTTTAGTTCATAAAGAACGAGAATCGTATCGTTTAACAGGAAGTGAACATGAAATATACTATAAAGGTTTGTTTAAAGAATTATACAAAGAAGTTAAATATGCTGCTAATATGGAAATTTATACACATAAAGAAAAAGATGGAACTGTATGGAAGCATGTTGGTAATATGATTTATGTTGATGATACGAAAAAAGAAAAACCAAGAAAAACACGCAAAAGTATTAAGTCCAAAATAGAGTAAAATATAAATTATGAAAGTCTTTAAAAGTGAAAATAAAACAATGACAAACTTTACTTATTTAATGTTTGACGGTAGTTTATACAAAATTGGTAAATCAAAAAACCCTTTAACACGTTTAAAAGGATTAAAAACGGGTAATCCAAGTATAGAACTAATTGCTTACACGGATAAAATAGAAGAAAAATATTTACACAATAGATTTTTTGAAAGTAGAGTAGATGGAGAATGGTTTAATTTATCTGAAGAAAAATTAAAATCTGTAATGAATTATTTTAAGCATGGAAAAATACTTATTGGTAAAGATGGATTAAATTATTGTGATTCAGTTCAAAAAATGAAAGAGGGATTAAAAAGTGAAATGGAACAAGTAAAAAAATATATTATTGATTTTGGTAAATATAATGGAACGCCAATTATTGATATGGTAACTCAAGAACAAATTGATTATTGTAAGTGGTTGTATAAAAATATGGTAAATAATTTAAGCAAAAGAGAAAGAAGAAATTCAATAAAATATAAAGCATTTTATTATGCTTCAAGAAGAATGCTATGAAAACACGAAAATGTAAGTATTGTAAACAAGCCTTTGAACCGTCCGTGTTTTTGCAAAAAAATTGCTTTGACCCTAATTGTGTAACTGAATGGATAAACGATGTAAAACAAAAGAACTGGCAAAAGAAAAAAGCGAAATTAAAATTAGACTTAATGACTTTGTCCGATTATGTGAAGCTTGCCCAGCAAGTGTTTAACAAATATATTAACCTACGAGATAAAGGGTTGCCTTGTATAAGTTGCGACAAACCAATTACAGGGCGCGTAAACGCTTCGCATTACTTCAATGCTAATAACCATTGGAACGTTCGTTTTAATGAATTTAACGTACATTCATCTTGTATTAATTGCAATCAATATTTAAGCGGTAATTTAATCGAATATAGAAGTAGATTAATTAACAAGATAGGAATTGAACAATTAACACTTTTAGAGCTGGAAGCCAATAAAACACGGAAGTTTACAATAGACGAATTAAAGCAAATAATTAACAAGTATAAATTAAAGATTAAACAATATGGAAATTAAATTAAAATGGATTTACCCAACTAAGGTAAAAAACAAGTACGGTTACATTTATAATTATTTTTACGTTCGTAGAAATAGGCAGTATCTTTATTCAAGTCAAAGGTTAGAAGATGCGCAAGACTTTGTAATTAGATATGCTGAAAAGAATAACATTAAAAACATTTACAAATGATTACGGGATTTGAAGAACACACCAGCGAATTAACAGCTGAAGAAATGGAAATACTAAATATAGTAATTCACGGATTTAGGCAGTATAAAAAGACGAACCCGATAAAAAGCGAATTAATAGTAACACGAATGAATCAGTATCTACAATTACACGGATATAAAATTAAAATGACTGGCGTACGTTTACGTAAAATGGTAAACTATATTCGTTCTAATAGCTTAATTCCTTTAATAGCAACGTCACACGGGTATTTTACGAGCGATTGTAAGCAAACTATACTTGAACAAATAACAAGCCTTCAGGAACGCGCAAATTCAATTGAACGATGCGCACAAGGTTTAAAGAAATTTTTGTAGTTTTTTTTTAAAAAGATATTTTTATATTAAAAATTAATATTAAATTTGTAGAAATTAAACAAAGTAATTATGAAAAATGTATTTAAAAGTCTGGCAGCGTTCCAGCAAGAAGTGAAAGTAATTCACAAAGCAACACAAGGGTACGGATATTCTTATTCGGATTTACCTAAAATATTTAGCGAAATAAACCCGTTACTACAAAAACACGGATTAGGCTTTACGCAACTAATAAACACTAAAGAAGGAATTAATTATTTAGCTACGGTAGTATTTCATGTAGAAAGCGGAGAACAAATAGAAAGTAATTGCATGATCCCGTACGTACAACTAAAAGGAATGAATGACTTTCAAAGTTTCGGTTCGGGCGTTACGTATTTTCGTAGATATTGTTTGAGCACTATTTTAGGAATAGTAACCGACAAAGACACGGACGCTTCAGGTGAACAGGAAAAGCCTAAAAAAGAAAAATACAATATTCACAAAGAGTTTTGGAGTAGATATACTGACAAAGGAAACGAAGTAGAAGCTGAAGCCATTGCACTTGTTAACGATGTTTTAGATGTTGGGTTTATTTACAAGAATGAAGAAAAGTTAGAGAATGAATATTTAACTGGAATACCTGACGTAAACACGGATATTTTAATAGATGTAAAAAGTTCTTGGGATGCTTTTACATTCTTTGAAAAGGTAGTAGAAGACGAAGTAAAAAACAAAGATTACTACTATCAATTACAGGGTTATATGTGGCTAACAGGAAAAGACGAAGCCTTATTGTGCTATTGTTTGATTGATACACCTTTACAAATCGTTAGAGACGAAATAAGACGTGAACACTGGCGAAGAAACGAGATTGACGAAAACGACGAAATAATAGACTTTGTAGAAGCTAAACATACTTTCATGCACATACCTAAGGAAAAGCGCGTTAAAACGCACGTAATTAAGCGAGACGAGAAAGTAATAGAAGCTATCAAAACACGAATTGAAGAATGTCGCGAATATTATAATAACTTAATTCAATTAATATGAATCCTGAAGTTAACCAAGAAATACAAGAATTAAAAAAAGAACTAAAAGAATTCAACCAATTAGTAAAAGCCTTATTAACTGTAACAGATGAAGGCGGTACTTTAAATGCTGATTCTTTAGTAATTAAAATGTTAAAAGTAAAAATAAATAAAAAGTAAAATGAAACAAAAAGAAAGTGAAGTTGTAGAAATACAACAAGTAGAAAATGGATACATGGTTCATGTAGGCTCTAAATGTGAAGTTAGAGAAATGATGGTTTTTCAATCTTTTACGGAATTGGTTAATTTTCTAAATGAAAATTTTACATTTAGAAATGAAAATATTTGGGGAGACTTAAATAATCAACTATCAATAGTTTTAAAAAATAAATAAAAATGGAAAAAAGAGACAACAGCGGAGCGTTATTTACAAACGACAAAAAGACGAAAGAAACGCAGCCAGATATGACTGGAAACATAACAATAAA